GGCGCGGCGATCACGGGCTTGAGGCTGTTTTCAAGCGCGCGGCGGTCTTTAGCCTCGGCCTGACGCAACTCGTTGATAACGATAACCTCAGATTCCAGCGCGTAGCCCCACTGAGAATTCAGCTCCTCGTTACGCACCGTCGTGACATTGACGCGCTGGTCGCCGCCGATTGCCCAGAAGAAGGGTGCCCAAAGCGTGTCCTTACCGGAGCCTGGCTTGCCCGCGTGCAGCACGGCATGGTTAATTTTCTGGTTGGCGTGCTGGCGCTTGTAGGCCATCACATCAAGCACATGCTCGCGTTCGGCGGGGTCGGGAATCATGCGCTCGGCGTGAGCGAGCCACGGACTGACATCGCCCGCGCTCACCGCAGGCCGCGCGTCGCGCCAGCGGTTGCCGTAGACGACGCCGTTACGGCTGACAAGAATGGACTCGCCAGCGGCGAATGTGACGCCCGCGAGCACACGCGCGCCCATCGCCTGGCGGTTCTCGTCAAAGCAGACGGACGCTTCGATGCGTCGGTTGTTGTGGATAGAATGGCAGGTCACATGCCGGTACAGCGCGTTGAACACTCCGCGCGCGATCTCGTGACGCTCGCCTAAGTCGAAATACGCGTCATCGCTGAGAACATACGCGAAACGCTCGTACCACTTGGACTTCTCGACGCGACCTAGCTCGCGGCGCTCGACTTGGGCGATGACCTCGGCGGCGGTGTCGGGAAACTCCTCGGTTGGGGTGATTTTCGACAAAGCGGCCTCCATCTTCTTCGCAAGCAGGTCATCACGCAGGCCGTAGCCCGTCTTAGGGCCGCCCTCGGCCTCGACCCAGCGCAGGAACTTCTCGCTGTTCCAATCGCCGCAATGGCCGTGAAAGCAAGTATAACTGCGCGTGACGGGGTGATACCGCCCTTGCGTGTCGGCAGTGGTGTGCTCGGCGTGGTTCGGGCACACGACGCCGTACCAGCCCTCGGGGTTGGCCTTGGCGAGCAGCAGCCCGCGCTCCTGTACCCACTCCAACACGCTATCAAGGCCGTCATCTTCGATGGCGATGCCTTGGATATGCGCCGTGTCAACCTCGCCAGGCGTAACGCCACAGGCTGTAACAATCTGCGTTACGGTAAACTCGCGGTCGGGGTGGAACTCGGTGAGTACGGCGGCGAAATTGTCGCGGCCTTCCTTCAGGTTGACGCTGCCTTCGATGCGGAAATTACGCACCGGATTCACCGCGCCGGGGTCGGTGAACCCAGCCTCGGCCATAGCCTTAATCGCTGCGCTGAACTCGCCCTTGGTCGGCTGATCGTCAAGCGCGAAGGTGTAGCCCCATTGGAAGTTGCCGGGGCTGGTTTCGAGCTTCCATGTCGGCTCGATCGGCGGTACCTTGGACTTGGTGCCGATGTCATCCAACACCATAAACGCCACGCGCTCGACGTTGGGCGCCGACGCCGACAGTTTGTCCGTCATGCGGTCAACGATGAACGAGCCGGTGTTGGCGTACCACGCCCCCTCGGGGTTGCGCATGTACTTGCCATAAAGACCTGGCGGCCACGTGTAGCGCGGCGTGCCGTCCTTGTGCTTCAGATGCTCGCCCTTGCGGACGATTGGCACCTGGCGTACAAAAAGAATCACTTCCCCTTCTGGGGCGGTGTTGTTAAGATACTCCGCGAACTTCATTTTGACCCCTATAGTTGTGTGTTTAAGCCCGGCCTAACCCGCCGGGCTTTTTTATTTACCGTATCGGCTCATAATCTTGACGCCGGTCTTGAGCGGGAACCCTTTAGCCCACTCGGGCGCGGTACACATCACTGTATCCAGCACCTCGGCGACAGCCTCGCCGGCCTCGTTCGCACATTCGATAACGATTTCATCATGCACGTGCAGCACCGTTTGTAAGCCTTGGTTATCTAACTCGCGCAGGCTATGCCTTAGCAGATCGTTAGCCGTGGCCTGTGTGATGTTCTCGCAGGCAAGCCCTTTCCAAAGCCGCGCGCGGGGCCACTCTTTAGCGTCCTGCGCAGGCTTCCATGCTGCCTTGAGATAACTCACACCGTCCGACTCCAGACGGGCGAACGGGTAACATAACACGCGCCCTGATGGCAGCGCGTACCAAAGATGTTGACCGTCAAACATGTACACCACGCGGCCAATTGCGAATTCATGGTTGACATTTCGCATGGCGCGGGTGTAAGTGTCTTCAAGCTTTTGCCAATAGCGCACGGCCCACGGGTTAGCCCGCCGCCAACGATCCACAATGCGCTGCGCCTCGGGCTCGCTCATGTGTACGCCATACGCCCGGCCCATAGCACTGAACGCGCCGACGCCGCCCGCAAAACCAAGGGAGAGGATGGCGACCTTGCCAATCTGGCGCTGGTCGTCCGTCACGGCGTCCGATGTGGTGTTGTAGATACCCGCCGCTTCACGCTTGTAGATGTCGCCGCCAGCGCGGAACACATCCAGCACCGACTCTGCAAGCGGGTCGGCGGAGAGCCAGGGTGTCGCGCGCGCCTCTATAGCTGCCCAGTCGGCCACGACGAAAACGTTACCTCGGGCGGGGACGAGAGCTGGGCGGAGCATTGATTTAAGAACGTCCGTAACGCGCTTGCCGTATCGGGGCACGATACTGTGACCTCGCACCAAGGCTTGACGGGTTGCGTCAGGTTCGGTGCTGCACTTACGCGTAAAGTTATGGACTTGTGCCCCGTAGCTTGAAGCACGCCCGGTGGCACTTCCACCAGCAAAAATAAAGGCTCCTCGGACACGGGCGTCCCCTCCTGCTAGCTGCTTCAAGCGGTTGAACTTAGCCACCGACGATGCCCACAAGTCATCCGCGCACTGCACTACGTCAGCCACGTCTGGCGGCAACTCATCGGGGTTGTCCATAGCAAGCAGGTTCGCCCGCACGGTTTTGTCAATACTAAACTTCTTCTCGCCGTCTTTATAGACGGTCATCAACTTCTTGGCCTCAGGCCCGACGCGCTCCAGCACCCACTCGCGCATCTTGGGACTGCGAACGGTCGTAATCTCGCCCTGCGTCACCTCGGCGACCAGCCGTTCAATGTCCTGCAATTCAGCTTCCGCGTGACGGATCGCCGCCTCGCAAAGCGGTACATCAACGCCGACACCACGGTCGTTAATGCGCTCGTTGACGTGGTAATCGGCTAGCTCGGTGTCCGACAGGTCGCGCATGGCCTTGCTGATTTCGCGCATGGCGCGCACGTCCTGCTCGCAGTAGGCCACCATCTCGGCGAGCAGGTCAGGGTCGTTGTTGAACGTCCCGTCAGCGCGGGGGATGGACAACTGCCGGATAAGCTGCGCGCCTCGGTAGTCCTTCTTCATCTTGGATGACAGGGCGCGGCCGATGTCCTCAAGGCTACCAGGCAGGCAGTTGGCCCGCGCCTGTGCAGATGTACAGTAAAACTGCTCTAGCGCAAACGGCATGTCAAGCACATGCCAGAAGATAAGCCGCTCAAACGCGGCGTTATGCGCGCGGATTGGCCCCATCCAGCGCGCCACGCGCTCAGGGAACGGGTACTTGGGCAGCCATGTCTCAACCTCGCCATCGTCAAAGGCGTAGGACATACAAAGCACCTCGGTGCTCGGGTGCTTGGCGTAGTTGTACGCGCCCGCTGCCGGTAGGTCGCAGCGGCTGCGGGTCTCGAAATCTAACCAAAGAGTTGCCATAGAAAAGTCGGGGGCCGAGGGCGCCCCCGTCTCCGTCACGCAGCGCGACGCCGGCGGGTCGCAGCGGCTGGCGGCGGAGTGTCATCCCCACCGTCCGGCTCGTTAGCAACTTCGCCTTCCATGGACACCCACTCGACGATCTCAAAGACCGGCGTGAAGATGCGGCCATAGCTCTTGTGCTGGTAGTGCTCCTTCTTCAGATGCACGACCGGCACCGGCTTGCTCTGGTCACGCTCGACCTGCGCGGCAATGGCTGCTGCCAAAGCCTGCACGGCACGCTTGCCGCCCACCGACGTGGTGCTGTAGCGGGCCTCAAGGCCCACATCCTCACCCGAGATGCACTTCAAGCTCATGCCGACCTGCGTCTCCCAGCCCTTCTTGCTCTGCGGCGGTGCCGGGTCGAGCTCAGGCAGCGGCTGTGACACCGACACCATCTTCTCGCCCAAGACCTCGCCGTCGCCCCAGGCAATGAAGCCGTGGACGAACGAGAAAGGATTGATTGCCCACTTGCTATCGCCCTCGGCCTCGGTTTGGTCCGCGCCGAAAACCCAGTGGCCGGTCTTGTCCATCTTGAGGATGGCCGTACCCGCAGGGCCGACATCCACTTCGATGCTGCGAAGGGCGGTGGACAGGGAAGAAACCGCAGGCAATCCTGCTTTTGCAAACGCTGTGATATTAGACATTACTCTACTCCTTACACTAGTTTAGAAAGGGCCGCAGTCAACTGAGACCCGATTTGCAACACGGCGGGCCGGGGATCGCTCTCCGGTGCCATCGTGTTACCGCTTGAGACCGAGATGACCTGATTGTCCGGCAGGCCGAGCTTCAGCTTTTTAAGCTTCTTCTCGGCTTGTGCCGGCGAAATCAATGTCGTCTCAGTCACTTCCGTAATCGGCAAGAGCGCCGCAAGCGCCGCCTTTGCCGAGTCCTCATCGCGCCACTGCCGCGTGGCACGCTTGGCGACGAGCTTATAGCCCGGCACCGAATTACCTGACTCTAGCACCTGCATTGCAAGTGCGCGCAAGTCGCCAATCCAATCTTCAAGCACTGCCGCACGCTCCAGCATCTGCCCAAGCTGCGCGGCGTCCAGCTCCTTAATCTGCGTCTGCGTGGCGCGATCGACTGCGCCTGTCATCTGCGGGCAGATGGGCTTGGCGGCGCACCAACGGCAGTGCTCGCCAATCTTGAGCGCCGCGTCGGGGCGTTCCGCCTGCTTGACCGCATGCACCAACTCGCGCTCAAACAGCCGCACGCGGTCAAACGATGTAACCCACCGCTTTACCTGCGGCGGCTGGACAATGATGCACTCAATCTCTTTAACGCCCTTGAATACCCAATCCAGCGCCGGCGTGCGTAGCGCCGCAGCCGTATAAAATAGAAGTTGAGGGTTTTCCTCCACTTCGACGGCCACGCCATCACCGAATTTCCAATCCAATATAATAGCGCGATCGCCAATCCGACCGATAAGATCACAAGAGCCAAACACACCCGGCAAAAGATTACCGAAACTGACGGTTTGTTCGACTGCGAACTCAAGTTGCGCGTTTGGGTCGATTTCATTGATTGCGTCCAAGGCTGGGCGAACCTTCTCATCAACCAGGTCGCCGGTAAGTTTGTGGCCGTTGTACTCCATGTCGAGCACGTGGCGCAGCTCCTTGTCGGAGCCCAGAAGCTCGGCCATGACGTTGTGCAGCAGCGTGCCTTCGTCAGCGTACTTGCTGCTTGGTTTCGGGGGAACTTTTTGGCAGAGCGCAACGCTGCCGGGGCAGTTAATCACGCGCTTGGCGGTGGACCCGCCGACTATGTTGCTATGACTCATCGAGGACTCTCCTTTAGTGTGTTTGCGTAAGCCTAAATCGTACGATTTGGCTTGTCAAGCGTTCTGTTACATAATAGTATGGAGGCATGAAAGAAGCAGACATCGAACAGCGGTTGGATTGGGCGGTGCAGCGCGCCGGGGGCAAGACCTGGAAGTTTGTCAGTCCTGCCAATCGCGGCGTATCGGATCGCATCGTTTGTCTGCCAAACGGCGATACTTGGTTCGTGGAACTGAAGCGCCCCGGCGGTAAGCGCACGGCGTTGCAGGAGCGGTTTGCTAAAGAGATGGTAGGGCTGCGGCAGAAGTACGCTTTGCTGTCAAGCGCGGAGGAAGTCGATGCTTGGGTTACGTCCATATCAGGCTGACGCCGCCGACTTCCTCTACGCCAACGACCGCGCGATGGTGTTGGCGCCCGTAGGCGCTGGCAAGACGGCGCTCACCCTTACGGCCATGCGCGACGCGCTGCGCGATGGCGTGGTCAAGCGTTGGCTAGTCGTGGCACCGCTGCGTGTGGCGCAGCATGTGTGGCCGGTTGAGGCACCCAAATGGACGCCCGATCTCACCCTATCTGTTGCCGTAGGCTCGCCCGCGTGGCGGACTAAAGCACTGGCGTCGGACGCCCGCGTGGTGGTCATCAACTACGACAATTTGCAGTGGTTAGCCAAGCAGAAGCTTGACTTTGACGGCGTGGTGTTTGATGAATTGACCCGACTGAAGAATCCGTCAGGGATTCGCTTTAAGGCGATTCTGAAGGCATTAGAGCCGATTAAAGTTCGCTGGGGGCTGACGGGCAGCTTCACGTCAAACGGCCTTGAGGACGTGTTTGGGCAATGCAAAATCATCAACCAAAGCCTACTTGGACGCAGCAAAGGCGCTTTTCTGCAACAGTATTTTATTTGTCTCAACCGAGAATATGGCGAGTGGACGCCCGCTACCGGCGCGTTGCCGCAGGTTATGGCGCGGATCAAGCCCGCGACCTATGTGCTAGAGCCTGGCGAGTACAAAGACAAACTGCCTCCGCTGCACACCGTGACGCTGCGTTGCGAGTTACTTGACCGCGAGCCCTACGAGAAGATGAAACGGGACTTCATGGTGGAGTTTCCCGACGTTAGAGCCATTGCCACTAACGCTGCCGCCGTCACGGCCAAGCTACAGCAGATGTCTTCGGGGTTTGTCTATGACACGACCCGCACGGCATCAGACCGCCCCGGCAAGTTTGACGTAACGCAGAAGACGACGTGGTTTTCAGACCACAAGTTAGAGTTGTTGGAAGACTTGCTCGACGAAAACCAACACGCCAATACGATAATTGTTTACAATTACCAAGCCGAGCTAGAAGTGCTCAAGCGTTGGTATCCGCAAGCGCGGACGATTGACGAGCCGGGCGTGATTGACGCCTGGAACCGGGGTGAGGTTGAGCTGCTATTGATCCACCCGAAGTCGGCGGGTCACGGCCTGAACCTTCAGCACGGCGGCTGCCGGATGGTGTTTATGTCGCTGCCGTGGTCGCTTGAGGAATACGAGCAGACAATCGGGCGGCTGCACCGTAGCGGCCAGCGGCACGATGTGTGGGTCTATGTCCTGCAAACGGGCAAGACGATTGACGAGAAGATTTGGGCGGCGTTGCATGACAAGCGCGCCATGTCGGACGTAGCAATGTGGGAGCTAAAATGAACTGGCGCGAACTGAACGCACAACTGAACCAAATGACCGAAACTGAGGTCAAAGGCCTCCTCGACGTGGAGCTGGTTGACCGCCAGCGCGTCACGTTTGTCGAGCGGCTGCACCAGCGTTATTGCACCCTGCGCGCGACGCGAGAGCGGGCTGAGATGATGGCTCTACTAGCCCCGCCCGCGCAGGTAGCGTAAGTATTCCGCGCCCTCCTCGGGCGCCCACCAGACCTTTACCATGTCGGGATGGTCTGGCGACAGGCTTGGGTTAATCGTTACGAGCGCACAGGGGCTGAAGGCGTTATCGCGGAAGCCCCGTTCCTTGGCGTAGCGATCGTAAACCTTGTAGCTGGCGACCTTCATCGTGTGCATGGCGATGCCCGTAATCGGGTCTTTAAGCACCGAATAAGCCGATTCGTGCTTGTGCCCGGCGACGTAGATGTGGTCGCGGGTGCCTAGAATTGCAGCCTTCATCGGCCCGTGCGCTGGGTTCCAGATTGACGAGCCGGTGTGGTCATGCCGGCTGTTGACGCGTACCTCGGCCCCGTTCGGGAAGCGTAGCGCGATGCGCGCCTCGCTTGACTTGTAAAGCGCGTCCTGCTGTTTAGCAATCCAACGCATCGGATCGCCCGCGCCTGACCACAAGTCGTGGTTGCCGCCAAGTATCCAGAGCCAGTTGCATCGGCCTACAAACCACTCGGCAAGACGCCAAGCCTGCGCCGCTGACGTACCCTGCTCGCCGTAAAGCTTGGCCAAGCGGCCTACCCAGTTGTTCGTGGTGTCGCCTACGTTGACGGCGAACAGCCCGTCGGTATCGGAGACAAGTTGCGTGTGCCGCTCTAGCGCGTCGATGTCGGTGCCGTCGTCATCAACGTGCGGGTCGCCAAAGAACAGGATGCCTATGGCGCCAGGTATCTTGATTCGTACGGGGATGAGCTTACTGGCTTCTTCGTGGTCACGCTTATGCGCAAACTGGCGCTTGCGGTGTTCAATAAGCTGCTCAATCGGCACGTCGTCCATCGGCAGCGGGGTAAACTCAAAGTCTTTCTCAGGCAGCGTAGCCTTGTTGTACGTTGAGTCGGGAACCTCAAACCCCTTGGCTTTAAGCCCGTCGATTCGGGCCATGATGGACCGAGTGTTAAGATTCAACAATCGCGCCGCTTCGGCTCTAACTCCGTTAGCTTCGCGCAGTGCTTTCATTAGTTGATCGTCGGATACTTTACGAGCCATCGTTTACTCCATCGTAGTAAGCATTTGTTGCAGTAAATGCCCGAGGCGATCCACCAGTTGCTCTTGGCGCGACAAGTCATCGTGCCCGGCGACATCAAGCAACGCATGGACGGCTTCGTGCGCCCAAACCTGCTGACGATTCGTGCCTTTACAAGAGCTTAGAATATGAATCTCATACTTGTCAGGAAGCCACATTCCAACACAATTTTTGCCGTGCCGCCACTTTGAAGGCGGAATAACTTTTACTTTGATTGTGTGACCGGCAAGTTGGAATTGCCGGGGAATACCGTCGCCACGTGTTATGGCGTTGGTTGCGCCCACTTTTGCAGCGCACGCAGCTTCGCGTTTTGCGAATCGCATTGGGCGGCTAGCTCGCGGAGGTCGGGGCCGATGTCTGGCCCTTGTTCAAGATTTGCTCCAGCCGATCCTGCACCGCTCCCGGCGGCGGGGGCGGGGTCATCAGTTCTGGGGGCGGCGTAGCCGGGACGCACTGCATTGGGGTCGCGGCACAACCGGACAGGAGCAGAGCGAACAGGGCGGCTAGCAAGAGCAGCCAGTTCGGATGCGTACGCAGTCGAAGCCATTTCAGCGCGTATACGAGTAGCGCGCTCGGTCCGTAGTTCAGCTTCCAGACGCTCCACTTGAGGGCGTATTTCTTCACGGCCTTGCTCCCGAAATGTGTGTACCGCGTAGACTGCCAGCAACCCTAAGCCAGCGGTCAAGATTAAATGCGGCGCGTACTTCAGTAACCAGTAAGGCACTACTTTACACCATTATGCTCAAAAGAGTAGTGGTTGCCGTCATTAAATCGGCCGCCCCACCGAGCAAGCGGGTGCTGCTGCTCCCACCATTCGCCTAGCGGACGGTGATCTTCGCTTTGCTCCAGAAATTCGCCGTTCTTGAACAGATTAAGGTCAATGGCCAACCGAATCTTGTGGGCGCTGCTCGGGTGGCTGTAGGACTTGCGGACGCCCATGACGCCATGTACACGGGGGTCGCGGAAGGCGTCGCCTAGCGACACCTCGTAGCCAAGCTCGTAAGCCTTTTCAATGAGTTTGGCCACCAGGCGTGCGTACACGCGCTGCTTCTGGCCTAGCGTCACGGCTTGTCTGCCTTGGCGTCCAGCTTGTCGTTTATGCGCATCAACATGGCTTTGATTTCGTCAATGTCGGCGCGGTAATCAACACGGGTCACGTACGTCAACGGCATGGTGCGCACGTCCTTGTCAAGCCGTTCGATGCTGCGGCTGATGTTATTAAGTATCCACCCGCCAAACAGACCGGCAATACCTACCGCAATATTGAACAGAATTTGCCCGTCGTCCATTACACGCTCCGTAGCACTAGGGTAACAAGCCAACTTATCAGCGCACCCGCCGACAGCCACAGCAGCTTCTCAACCCAATCAATCCGTTTTTCTAATCTTGCTACCCGATCGGCGACCGACTTGACCTTGTGGCCGTAGTCCGTCTTGAGCAGGCGCAAGTCCTTGGTTTCAACCGTCACGTCTTATCTGCAAGCGCCTGCGTTGTAATCGTGCGCAGCACCAGGTTCGTGACCGCACCAACCAGCAAGATTGACGCCGCAACGTCTTGCCCAAACAACGTCGTCAAGTGCCCGGCAAACATCTCTAGGCTGGCAAGCAGCGCCAGCGCAACGTTCCACCACACCGTTTTGGATTTAAGCGCACCTTTAATTGCCGGGGGCATAATCGTCTCCTTAGGGGGCTAATGCGTTTTGGCGCGCTTCAGCTCCAGCGAGCGCGTTGGTAATGACGGCTGCGGGCGCTGCCGCACGCTGCGCGGCTGCGCCACCTGCACGGACTGCGCCGGTTGCGGTCTGGACCGCGCCAGCGCGACGCTGCGCAGCCTCAAGGGCTAACGCCGCCGTCTCCGGCTGCAACATGTCAGTGGCAATCTCGATGGCAAGTTTGCGGTCAATCTTGCCCGCAAGCCGTTTGAGGATGGCGTTGGCCACGGTTGTCACGCGGTTGAGCAACGTCGGCAACTGCGCGCCACCGGCGGCTTCAACCAATAGCTCCGTACCGGCACGCTCGGCGCTTGGGCCAGCCGGGCGGGCTGCGCGAGCTTGCTCGCGGTACTTAGCCTGACGGGCCAAGTCGCTGCGGATGTCCTCAACAATCTTGACCTGATCCGGCGTCAGCACGTCAGAAAGCTTTTCGTAGCGCGGCGCGCCAACGGCAGCGCGCTGAATCGTCTGCGGCGCAGCCTCGACCGCACCTGCAAACGCTGCCGGGCGAAGTTTCTGCTCGCCTTGCAGCGCCGAGGTCAACTTGCTTTCAAGAAACTGACCGACTTCCATCTGATTAATGGGCTTGCTGCGCGCTTGGAACGTGCTGCGGGCCGTGCCGTATTCCGGCACTTGACCTTCCAGCCAGTTGATGAAGTCTTTGCGAGTGCTTGCGATTTTGCTAGCTTCAACTTTGCCGATACCGTACGTAGCGGGGTTCTGGATAAGATCGTCTAGCGCCAATTTGACGTAGTGCATGTCGGCAGCGGTGTAGTTACCGCCCGAGCCAAACGATGCGCCTTCTTCAGCGGCCAAAGTTTTAGCGCGTTCAAACGCTTGTTTTACTGACGGCCGCGCCTGCAAACTTTGCAAGGTGGCGTCCTCTACCACAGGCTTTGCGCCAGCTTGTCCGTACAGCAGCCGCGCTTCAGCCGCGCGGGCGTTTCGAGCCGCAGTAAGCTGCGCCTCAGTGCCGCCCACCTGACGCAGCGACGCCGCGCGCGCCGCGTCCTGCGCCTGCCGGCGTGCCATGTATTCAGACGGCAGAATCTTCTCCGCCGACTCTTGCAGCGCAGCGAAGCGCGTCGCGCCTACATCGGCTGCCGCCTCGCCAGCCGTCGGCGTGGCGCCCGGCACAATCTCTGGCTGCCGCAACGCGTTGATAATTTCCGGTGCGCGGCCTTCAGCGGCTTCAAGCAGCACATTAGCCTTACCGCCGATTGCTGCGCGTTCTAGCGCGTTGACGCCAGCGCGACCGGCAACCGCCACAGGTGCCGTAACAACGCGCGTGGGGTCCGTAACACGCGAAACAGTGCCGAGCACTTGTCCGGCGCGACCTGGCGCGGCGGCGGCGCCTGCACCCGTTAGCGTGGACACATCAGCGAGAAAGCCAACGGGGTCCGTTGCAATGGTGTTCTTAAACGCTTCGACGTTGCTGTAGCGGTCGCGGTATGCGCCACCGACAGCATTAGCCTTGTCAATAAACCTTTGCGCTATGTCGGGTCGAGCTATCCACTCGGGCGGAAGGAATCGTATGTACGCGCCCGTAAACACTTCAGCAAGTTCGTTTACCGTTTTGACGGGATTGGTAACAGCGGTGTACAGACCTTTAAAAAGCTGCGCACCGCTTTCGGGAATGTTGGTAAGAGCTTCGCGGCCAACCTGTGCCCAAGTGCGGCCAGCAGGCTCTTGGCCTACCGCACCGCGCCCTTCGGTGGCATCCCAAACAACTTTGCTTGGGTCAATCGGCGCGCTTCTTCGGGCCGTGGTCGGCTGAGCGGGAGCGTCCCACTTAACCTTACTGGGGTCAATCGCCATACTCAACGCTCCCGTCCGTGTATTCAACTACGGGGCGGCCGTTCAATGTACCGCGACGCTTGACCTGACGGGAAACATTGATTTCGGGATAGTAGTCCAACACTTCAGGCTCTTTCTTAGCCAACATACCGCGCTCGGTGTTGTACCGATCAATGACATTTTGAGCCGACTGGTTGTTGATGCGGATGATTCGGCGGATACTGTTAACGTCAAGCGTCTCCTCGCCCGCCGCAATCTTTTTGGCAAACTCGCGGTCAGCGTCCGAAAGGCCCGTACCGGCACCGAACGCGGTGATGCGCTCGGCAACCTGCTGACCAACGCCAGCAAAGTAAGCTTCGGTTGCTGACACGTCAATACCAACGGCTTTGGCCACAGCCGTCCGCGCGTTGGCAAACGTACCCGAAATAAACTTCGGATCGTCCAACAGCGGCGAAAGTTGTTCAGAATTTTGCAGCGAAGATACGGCTGACTCGGCTTTCGTACGGAAATCATCAAGCCGCTTGGCTGCCGTTTCACCCAGCGTTTTGCTAAATTCTTTAGCCGCCGGCAAGTTGACCGTAGTGCGCGCAGCTCCCGCGCCCGCGATACGCGCTTTTTGCGCCTCAACTTGGGGCGACATGGGCACAAACAGTTTAGCGCGTTCAGCCGCCGGAATCTGCGACAGGAACTGTCCGCGCAACGCCGCTTGGAGCTGCGCCGGGTCATCGGGCAACGAGTTTACGGCGTAGTCGCGGAACTGCGGCACAATGGTGCCCTGCGCAATCATAAAGTCTACTTGATCAATCACCTGCGCCTTGGTGGGCGGCGCTTGGCCATACGCAAAGTCGCCAAGCATTTTCTGAAACCGGCCATAGTTATCGTCGGCCAGTTTAGCTTCGGCGGCGGCAGTTTCCACGCCGGTCTTTTTTACCGTGGCGCGCTTGCTTTCGGTTTCGGCCATTGCCGACGCAAGTTCAGCGCCAGGCTTGCCAAAACGCAAAAGCTGGTTCTGCGCTTCGGGCGTGCTCAGATCGGCGGAAGACAGGTAGTTGCGGAACTCCAACTCCCGCTGCGCGGCCGCCAGTTCTTGCTGCTCCTTAAGGCGCTGGGCGCGGACGCCACGGCCGGCCTCAAGCCCCTGCACATACGAGCCGAGGATGTTGACCGGCTCCAGTTGGGTTGCACCGATGACTGCCATGACTTACCCCACGTTCCCGTATTGCGGACCCTGATAGTTAAACGCCATCAGGTTGTTGCTAGCGGGCGATGACACGCCGGTCGGGCCGAAATACCCGCCCCTAGACAGGCCGTAGCCCATGGCCGCTTGGCCAAGTGCGTTAGAGAGCGCGTTAGCCTGACCAAGATAGCCAGACGCGCGAGCCTGACCGCCCTGCATGAGCAGGTTGCCGACATTGGTGCCCATCTGGCCAGCCTGTTGACCAACCTGCTGCGTAGCCGCTTGCCCCGCGCCGTAGAGGCTGCCGAGGACGCCGAGGCGGTTGCCGAGCAACGCTTGGGCGCGGTTAAAGGCGTTCATGTACTCCTGCGAACCCATCTCCTGACCGTAGCGCGCACCGGCGCGGATTGCTCCGCCGCCAAGGTACTGACCGCGCGCGGCCTGCATGCGCTCTAGCGCCTTCTCGCCTTCCGCCAGACGGAACGCGTAGCCGGGGTCCGTTTGCATGTCGGCGGCGCTAAACGGCCGCCCTAACGAGCCGTACCCGGTCGAAGCGGCGTCGCCGCCAAGACCTAGCAACCGCAGCATTTCGTTCTGCGACGTAATGCCCGCCTGACGAAACGGCTCTTGCAGCTCCGTCTGCCGCTCAAATATCTCTCGCTGAACCTGCGCCGCTTGATCGGCGGCTTGGGTCTGCGCTCGGGCAGCTCTGCTGGCTCCCCGCGATGCGACAGCGCCACCAACGACGGCGCTGCCAAGAATTGCTGCTGCGGTTCCAATGGCCATTACGCCACCTCTCTAATATACGTGCGTTCCATAGGACGAAAGCCTTTTCGCGCATAAAGATTAGCCATCTTATCCGCGCGTTCATCTTCAAGGGCAATCATAAAAAGCGCGACGGCGCCTTTTGCGGATGCCCACGATTCAATCGTTTTGTACATGGCTTGACCAGCTCCTTTGCCTCGCGCTTCGGGGGTCAGCCACCACCACAACTCCTGCACTACCATACTGGTCGGGCTGAAGTACATAGGGTAGAACAATGCACCGGCAATGCCAATAATCTTGCCATCGTCTTCAGCCAACCAGACGCCAACCGACGGATCGTGGATGGCGCGTAAGTAAAAGTCTGAATACCCATCCGCGTCAAACGGGATGACCCCGTGCATCGGGGACGCCGCATGGAACGCCTGCGCAAGCGGCAGGTAGCGCGGCAAGTCCTCGGCGATGGCGTTGCGGACGATCACGAAATCTCTCGGCCTGAAGCGCGGATGTTGATGGCCGTGGCCGCTGACGCAATCGTTGAGATTGACCCGCCAGGAGCAAGCACATGGCCGACGATTTCGGGGAACGTGTACGTCTCCGAGGGCAGCAGGGTCTTGCTTTTAATGATTAGGTTCTGGTTGCCGGCGTTATCAAACTGCGTCACAAGGTTGACCGAAATGGTCCGAGCCGACGTGTCGTAGTTAGTCGCCGTAAACTTGTCGATAATGGCCGACACGCCCGAGGCGCTGTACTGCGTCGTCTGGCTAGACTCCGCAATCTTGGCCGGAATTAAAACTCGTACGTTAACTGCCATGTGTCACCTTAGAACGTAAAGACCATACGAACGCGGCCATTCCCACCGTTTTCGCCTTCGGCAAAACCGCCGTTGCCGCCATATCCGGCTGTCAAACTGTTATCGCCAACTATGCCTGTTGCCCCGGCGTTAGTGAACAGAGCTCCGCCGTTGCCAGTCGTCCCCGGCACCGTATTACCGCCAGAGGCCGTACCACCCGCGCCTTGGGTATACGACGGCGTGGAAGTGCCTTGCAGACCACCATTTGCCGTCATGGTCGTAATTGTGTAGGTGCCACTGTAGACGTTTGAGAACGTCCCCGCCGTAGCCGGGCCACCGCTGCCCCCAGCACCTCCGGCGCCAACGGTGAAATTGATTGTTTTTAGGGGGTCGCCAACGCCAAGGACGAGTACCGTTTTGGAATACCCGCCGCCACCGCCACCGCCGCCTTCGTAAATGTCCGGCTCTCCAGGCGCGATGAAATACGTGCCGCCGCTACCGCCGCCGCCGCCCGCGCCCCAAACTTCAATCGTCGCGCCTGTTGCGCCAGCCGGAATCGTCACCGATCCAGAGCCGGGTTCGCTCGCGTCATAGACGCCCGCGCCAGCGCCACCGGCACTGCCGTTAAAGAACGCTGCGAGGGTCGCGCCGCCCATCAGGTCAATCCTGCTCCGCTGATAAGCCAAGACGTACCGGCAATCTTAATACAAGTTGCTACGCCATTACGGGCAAGCGTTCGGGTGCCGGTCGTCGTGCTGTTAGCCAACGTCAACGTGTCTGAGGTAATCGCAATCGAAAGGTTAGTCGCGTTGACATTAATAAAAATTATGACCGTGCCGACCGGGAACGGAACTGACGAGTTAGCCGGAATCGTGAGCGTAACGCTGGTGCCGTTCATCAAAATTGACTTACCAGCATCCGATGCAATCAGCGTATAACCCGTCGTTTTGCTGTTCTGCGGCGCATCTCGATAGCCTGCCTCATAGTTTGTGTTAGACGGCGCGTTATCGGGAATGAGAACGGTGCCCGTAAACGTCGGGCTGGCAATCGGCGCAAACTTGGCGTCCGAGGCCGTTTTGGTGTAGGCGTCCGTGATGCCGTAACCCGACAGCGTGTCGGGCGTACCGGCGATGTCCGCCCACTCAATGCCCTGCACGCTGAAGTCGTTAACACCCGACACGTCGTCGTACGTGCCAATCGTGACGTTCGCCGAGGTCTGAAGAACGAACTTGTATGACGCACCCTGCGTCAGCCAGACCGCATTAGCGGTCCTACCGGCGGCGTTAAGGACGATGGGGTTGGTATTAGGGGTAGCTCCAGAAGACGACGTATAGGTCGCCTGCGGGGTCGTGGTACCCGCTGCATACGTGTAGAGCTTGCCGCCCGACAGGATATTGCCGTTGTTGTCGAAAAACTGTGCCCCGACACCGGCAAAGGGAGAAAGAAATACGCTCATACGTACACCTGCATAACGGTCAATATGATGGATGGAATCGCCGGCACGGGGGCGGCCGCCGCAAACGTCTGAAGCTGCACGCTAAGATCGTCAACGGAAAAATATAACTGAAAATAGTCGCCGTTGGATAGCGGCAAGAAAAAGTTTGCAGCCGAGAAGATTTCGGCGTTGTTGCCCTGAATCTGAATCAACGACCCAGAATTGGCGACCGCCGTGCCGTTGATGGCGGGCCAAATGTAAAACCTGCCGCTACCGCCTGAAGTCTTGTCCACCTGAATAGAGAACTGCACGTTGTAGATGGCAGGCCGCGCAACTTTGATTTTGCTGCTATCCGCCGGATCACGGTAGACGCCATACGCCGTGTCGGCGTTGTTGTAAGTAATGGCTTTAGCCGTATTGATAACGGTCGCCGCTTGAGTCTGGGTTGAAAAAAACGACCCAAAATTTACCACGTTGGGTTCGGGATAGCGGGGCATCAGTTTAAGCGCCTGTATCTCCGACTCCAGCACCGGCACGGTGTCTTCTACCGTAGCCGCCAATGCCGGGGTCAACTCAAGGTCAGCCGTCGTGATCTGCGTCGTGCCTGCGCCTGTCAGCGTGAACTGGTTGTTTAGAAACCTAAACCATTCGCGCGAAATGAGGCCCGTCCGCTCGTCAATGAACGGTACGCGAGGCGCCGGAATGTTAGTGATATTAGGCACTGGTTCCGGCTATCCTGAGTTCAGCGCCCATGATTGCCGTCACCATAGGGTCGGCGGCAGATACTTCGTACACGCGATCGCGCGACTTGAGGGTTGCGCCAAGCCGACGCCAGATAACGCGGGTCTGCGTTGCGCCAATCGGCCCAAGCGACTCCCACCGCTCGTAGCTCCAAGTGTGCCCGCCATCGTCCGACCAGCGCAGCATGACCTGCGGATTAACGACGCTGTTCTCCGGCTCGCCCTCGACAACGATGTTGCCAAGGTCTTGCTGCAAGATGTACCCAGGCGCTTGTTGCTCAAGGAAGCCGGGGTCGTCGTATAGCCCGCCCACGCCCGTCTGGCAGTCAAGCTGCAACTGGTGGTGGATGGTACGGGTTAGGTTGTTCTGGCCGGTCGGCAGCGCGCGCCATGTCCGCAGCCATTTCTGCAACTGCGTGTCATCGCGGAAATACCGCAGGTCAAACTCGTAGAGACGGCCATCTTGGAAATCTCCCAAAATCGGCTTGCCCTTAAAACGGGCATGACAGTTTGATCGATGGCGACGGAATTGACCTTTCTCAAACGCTGCGCGTTCATGCCAAGCGCCGGTCGCGGCGTCATACACCCAAGTGGTGTTGGCCGTCGGGAAAATCAGCACGTAGAACGCGTGGCCGTCTTGCTGATACGTATACGCGATGGCGTCAGACAAATCAGTGTAGTTTTGGATGGCGAACTCGACCGCATGGGTCGAAACGCGCACGCCTTG